GTTTATATCTAACTGATCTTTTTTTGTAAGACCAACTCTGTCTAAAACTGAGTTAGCGGCTGCTAGACGAATACTTGCTTGTGGTGTAGTGCCGTCTTCATCTAGTAAGGTGATTAACCTTGTAGCCGCTTTTGCAGAGTGTGTAGATAAGTGAGTCTCCGCTAATTCTATTATCTCTTTTTTGAGATTTCTAATAACTTTTGGGTAGCTATTTTCTGAATAGCCAGCCAATCGGGCTGCTTCTCGTGGATTTCCTTGTGCTTCTCCGTACAATACGTCTAGAAACTTTTCCTGCATATCGGTTAAGTTTCTTTTTTGAGTCTTTGTTATAGTAGAATCCATGATTTGCATTAATTATTTCCATTATTTCTTTAAATGGAAGTTTTTTTACCCTGTTTATATTTAATTTTTCCATATTTTTATATTATTCGTGATGACCCGTGTTTGTCTACTGACTATTATGCGTGTATGTGTGTCCTTTGAATAATATATAACTACTATTATAATGCTTGTTAACAATTTTGTCAAGTTATTTTTTATATTTATTTAGACTGCGACACTATTGTACTAGACAAAATTGGATGTGGGGTGTATAATGTTCATAGGAACCCCCAGGGGAGCCTATATATCTATATTAAGGGTAAATGTACATTACCCCCTAGGGTATTCCAGGGAATATTGTCGGAATATTTAACCCTAAAATGTAGCCCGATAGTGGTTTACATGGACTTTAGGAATTTTCTGGTAATGCTATATATCTATGGGGTACACCCCCACTGCCCCCTGCGTAGTCATAAAGCTCTAAGGGGTAAATCAGATAAAAACAAAAACAATCGCAAGTCCCACAAGTTAAGCCCTCAGTGTTCCCTAGGGTTTTCTTTGGTGGTTCACAGTTTATAT